TCTTGTTTGATTAATGTTATAATATCCCTTACCACTTTACGAATGGGTCGTCTCATTCTGTTGTCTTCATTAATTATTTTTCTTATACTTTCCCTGACATTCATATCAATAAATATAAAGATAATAATTTAAAATGGAACTAATAACAACTCACCCAATTAAAAAATCTGATTTAGGATTTCACGGAAATCTATTTGGGGGGAAATTATTGTCCCTGTTAGACGGGGCTGCCGCAGGATATTCAATGCAATTATGTGATTCGCCAAGAATGGTTACCGTATCAATAGATAAATGTAATTTTGAGAAACCGGCTAAAGAAGGACAATTACTTAAAATCTATGGATACCCATCAAAAGTGGGGACAACTTCAGTAACCCTTTATTTAGAAGCAAGAGCACATAATGTGTATACGGGTAGACAAAATATAGTGTTAAAAACACATATTAAATTTGTTCACATTGATGAGGAAGGAAACCCAATTCCAATTGGAGAAAAAGGAAAAAATAGAATAAATAAATTAATAGAAAGTAATTATGAAAAAGAAATTTGATTTTGACAAAATAACATTAATACCACAATATAGTCAAATTAACACACGATCAGAATGTGATACATCTGTAAAATTTGGTGGATACAGATTTAAACTTCCGGTGGTTCCCTCTAATATGGAAAGCATCATTGACGAAAGGTTAGCAATTCAGTTAGCAAAAAATGGATACTTTTATATTCTACATAGGTTTGAAATGGATGAGGTTTCTTTCATTCGTCGTATGAAATCGGAAAAATTGTTTTCATCAATATCCATTGGTGTTAATGATGATTCCTATGAATTAATTGAGGTGTTAATATTTCAGGATTTAATACCTGAATTTATTACGGTGGATATTGCTCATGGTCATAGTATTAAGATGAAAAAAATGGTTAAATATCTTCGTAAAAAATTACCAAACACCTTTATAATCGGAGGTAATGTTTGCACTCCTGATGCCGTTACAGATTTAGAAGAATGGGGATGTGATTCAGTTAAAGTTGGTATCGGTGGAGGTTCTGCTTGTACAACATATCACTCAACAGGATTTGGTAATCGTGGTTGGCAAGCAAGTATGATAAAAGATTGTGCGAAAGTTGCGAAAAAACCAATCATTGCCGATGGTTCAATTAAGGAACATTCAGATATTGTAAAAAGTCTTGTTTTGGGAGGATCTATGGTTATGGTTGGTGGAATGTTTGCCGGATATAATGAATCTCCAGGAGAAGTTTTTGAGATAGAAGATATTAAATATAAAACATTTTGGGGTTCCGCATCTTCATCACAATCGGGAAAAGAAAACAGAATTGAGGGTATTAAAATGCGTATTCCATATAAAAAAGAATCTATTTTTGTTAAATTAAAACAAATTGAGGAATCTTTACAAAGTGCCATATCGTATTCGGGTGGAAACCCTTCTACATTAGAATCCCTTATGTCCGTTGATTATGTTGTGGTTAAATAATTAAAGTTCTTTAATTTTAATTACCAAATCACCATTACCTCTAATTACTCTATGATATATTTCAGAGGGGATGGTAAATCTGTCCCCTTCTTTTAATGTTCTTGGTAACTCATCATCCATTTGAAATTTCCAACCACTACCTTTTACAACTTCAACGATTCTATCTCTCTCATCTCGGTGCCATTGTAATTCGTGATCATCAATATTTTTATCAAAAACTCTGGTTTTAACACCATCCTCAATAGTTTGTTTAAATGGTAATTTGGATTCATCAAGTTTTCTACCCAACCATTGTAATTCCAAATCTAAAAATTGTTCATAACTCCCAATAGTGGAACTGCGACCTCCTGTAATACTAGCGTTTTCTAATTGTGGAATACTATTTTTTAACATTGGCAACAATTTTTTAATTTCCCTATACGCAATTTCTGAATGATCCCCTTTAAATGATTCTTTGAATAATGCGGTTATTTTAACTGTGAGTCCGTCGTAATATTTTTCTTTACCAACGATTGCTCTATACCCAATAAAATTTTCATCTTTTATTGGTTTAAATTTTGACAAGAATTTATTGATTCGTTTTTCCATTTGTTGGAAATATTTTTCAGTATACTTTTCTTCCATAAATAATTTTTATTTGAATTTGTGATTACCAATATCCCCCGTATGTTTTTCCACCCCACAGGTGACCATATCTATTAATTCTACACGCCCAATAACCGGCTTTCATTCTATCTTTTTTGTCTTTACATTTGTGTCTTGCCGCAAAACTTCTTCTTGCATCAGGATTGGACACTTTTGCGGTTAATCCTCCGTGAACATCCCCAAAGGTAATCTTTTTAATTCTACCTGTTGATGGATCTTTCACATAAACTTTATATTTTTTACCACCACCTGAATTTCTCATCGGATAACCGACTTTAACTTTTTTACCTTGATATTCTGCTTCAGATAATAGTTCTTCTTCAGTCATTAAATAAGGACAATCCAATGAAACATATTCACCTGTGGATATTCTAACCATCTTACCCAAATCAGTCTCAATTAACCATTTATCCGATCTATTCAATTGTATTGATCCTTTGTGGTATAAATCCCTAACCTCACAAACTAAATTAAAATAACCATCCGAATATGGTCTAAAAACACTTTCAGATAATGTAATCTTATTATTAATATGATAATTTAAATTCTTGGATACTTTAACATTTTCAGTTAAAACCATATTGGGAATAAATGTTTCAGAAATGACTCTTCTAACTATCTGTTTAATATTATTCATTTTTCAAGTATATTTATATTTATAAATACAATAATGTTTGATATTTATATTAAAAAGTTACACAATGAAAAGATTAGTTAAAGAAAGCGATATTAGAAGAGCACTATATAAAATCATCAAAGAAGATGATAGTATGAGTTCTGCGGAAAAGAAAAAAGTTAAACCAAGATGTGTTCCTGAAAACATCATCCAATTGGATGAGATAGTTGGGGATTCTGATGGATTCTCAAAATATTCTCCTGGAGTTTCAAAAAGAAACAGAGGGGTTAATGGTATTGTAGATACATTGGGAGTATTAAACAATATTAGATTGTTTAAGGACATTAAAGATGGTGGTGAACACTTGGCTTACGAAATGATGAATAACCTTAACAAATTCAGAAATAAGAACTATTATGATGAAACAAGTGGGAATTGTCATAAAGTTATGGATAAAGTAATTGAGTTATATAAAGAAAACGAACACGGGACTGAATTGGTGAAGGATATTGAAAAGGTATTAAACTTACAGGTTAGAGAGGACGAATTTACACCGTCTCCAAGAGCCAAAGAATATTTAAAACAATGTATCAACTTGGTTAAAGGACAATAAGAATTTAATTAGGACCGTTGTCGTTACGGCAACACCAAAAAGGGACAATTCGCTACTGTCCCTTTTTTATTGCTCAAAAATTTGGTTAGTATATGTTGTTAAAATTTAAAGTAAATAGTTTTTGATATTTTTTTTAATATTTATATAAAAAAACAAGTATTATGAAAAAATTCTTTAATCAGTTGTTTTGTGACAACAATTCCATCAACGAAAAATCTGTTGTTGGATTCATTGCATTCTTAATGATGTGTTTGTTCGCAGGTGCGGATATTGTAACTGGATTCCTTGGTAAACCATTAGTAGTTAACGAATTTATCTTTAATTCATTCTTAATTTTAGTATTAGGTTCATTTGCTATTGGTTCTGTTGATAAATTTATCAATAAAAAACACGGATCAGAAGACGAAGAAACACCTGAAGGATAATTTATTAGTTTCTTATGTAATCCCCACTCACAAGGTGGGGTTTTTTGTAACCTAAAATTAATATTATCTTAACACACTTTATAGATTTTTTTACTATATATTGTTGTTATGATAGGATTTATATTATTTTTCGGACTTATAATTGTATTACTTGGTAAAACAATCATCAAAGACAGGAGAGAATATCGTGATTGGTATGAAAAATGTAATCACATTTTGAAGAAATGAATGATATTTTCATTATATTTGTATTCCAAATACAAAATATCACACTATGAGTTCAAGAAACGCTAAAAAACTACCTGAACAGGTTAAATTTGAGAGGACATTCACTTATGATGATTGTATCGTTATATGGAAATACGACATATTAAAGACAAAATCAGGTCCATATGAGGTAGAAGTCAAATATCCCAAAAAAACCACTAAATAAGGTATTATTTTATATGGTGATTTTACCCATATAATCAATGATTTTTGACAAAAAATGGGTTAAAATACCCCTAAAATAGGACTAAAAACCCGTCAAAAACCTCCATAATATGTCAAATTTTGACTATAAATGATGAAAAAACCATCAATTTAGACAAAAAAAAGGGGTTTTTAAGCGAAAAAAGGGTAAAATTGGGTAAATTAACACTAAAAAACCTTATTTTTAGCGTTTTTTAGGTGGTTTTCCCATTAAATCTTGTAAATTCTTTAAATTTTTATAAAAATCATCGGGAAAATTCAGATTTTTTCTTAAAATATCGGTATCAAAGGGAAATTCTTTGTTTTTTGGTATATTATTCATTGTTTTTATCATAGAAAACATATCTTTACCGTATTTTTTCCACCAAATGAATAAACCTATAGATATTACGCTTAAAACGAGCGTAAAAACGATTAAAACCACTGTTAACAACATATTATTTGAATTTGTAGGTTAATTATAGTGGTTTTAATCATATTTGTAAATTATTTAAGTAAATTATAGTATTTTTTGAATTTTGCTAGTCTATCATCAAGTCCGTGAGTCCCTCCATTCACTCTTTTAGTCACTTTAGTCACAACATCGTCTGATGATCCTAAATCACAGATACTCCACAACTTATTTACATCAAAAAAGAACGCCGCAGACGCTAATGGATACTTATTTGCAACTAAATCGGGGTTTGAGACACAATCTTCACCAATAAATTGGGTAAATTTGGTATAATTACCCTTACCTGTTAACTGAATGTATCCTCTACCTCTAAATTTATACCCTTCTTTAGTTGTTTCGTCACCATTTCCCATTCTTCCACCATAAACACGGGATGCAATCTTTTCAGGTTGTTTTGCATACGACTCGGCAAGTGTTCCTGGGAAGTATTTACCAAATATCTTCTTTAAACCATCCGCAGAATAGTTTAAATTCTCTGAAACCGCCTTAAAATTACCCGATTCGTGAGCACATTGAGCTAAAAAGTGTGCCAATCGTAAATTATTAGTGATATTAAACTTTTTTGCCGTCTCTGATATCTGTGCAATCACTGAATCGGGGATAGAACCTTTAAGTTTTTCAATATTTAACCCACTTACAGGTGTAATTACAACATCTTCTTTAATTACTTGAGGTTCTTGGGGTTCAGAACCAAACATTTTACTCCAAGTTGCGTTACCAACAATACCGTCGTCTTTTAATCCGTTATTTTTTTGCCATTCTTTGACTGCAGCTTCAGTTTTTGGTCCAAAAGTCCCAACTGCCTCAACACCTAATTTTATTTGGAGTTTTTTTACATCTTCTCCTTTCGATCCTACTTTTAATAACATAATTTTTATTTTATTGTTTATTTTCTGTTGCGTATTTAATACCCATAATAGTTCCTACTATTGAGAAGGCGTTAGTTAAGAGTATTCCAAAGATATTAGACCATGTTGCACTTATTACTTGGGTATCTTTACCCATCACTAGGGTAAATACATATACTCCCGTGGTGACAATACCAACACCAATGATAATATAAAGAGCAACTTTTACTATATTGGATATTAATTCTGTTTGGTTTCTTTTTTGTAGGATATCAAGATCATTAATTGCGTTTGTTTTTGCTTCTTCAGCTTGTATCCTCGCTTTTTCAGAATTAATCATTTCTCTTTGTAGATCTTGTTGAATTTTTTCGTTTTCTTCTCTCCAATCAATTAACTCTCCATTTTGAATTTCAATTTTTACTCTTTGTTCTTCAGCCTCTTTTAAGGTTGACTGAAGATCATCCATAATCTTTTGATTTTCAATATTTAAATTTATTAATTCCTCGTTTTGTTTCTGTATTTTTTTTGTCATCTCAAGACGCTTTCTTCTTTTGTCCCCGTCTTTTGTTTCACATTCTTTTAAATACTTTTTAAACTCCTCATCATTTTCAGTATCAATAAGTTTAGTAATATTACCTTCAAGACCTATACCCTTTTTAGTGTATAAATCCATTAAAGTTTTTTTAGTATTACTGTCTATTATTATCATTTGTATACTTTAAATGGTGCGGTTCTGTTTTTATATCCTTCATAATCTTTTCTGAACTCTTCTAAACGAGGTTCAATATCGTCAGATTTAATGATCCAAAATTGAGCACCCGCTTGGATTGCCTTTGCTTGTTCTTCAGGTTCATTTGATGACGATATAATTCCAACAACTACGTGATTACCATATTCAAAATTAATTTTTCTAATTAATTCTATACCATCAAAAGAACTACCAATGATGTTTAAATCAACAAACACACATTCAGGTTTATCATTATCATCCCCACTTTTGAACCATTTTTCAAATTTCTTTGCCGCTTCGTCAGAGCTATTTAACGCATTTAAAGACAAACTTATGTCAAGTAACGAACAAGCATCTTCAAATACTAAATGGAATAAATCCTCATCATCCACTAATAAAATTGAATCAATCATTTTTTCTTTTTTGTTTTTTATTTTATTTTTATTTTCATTTTTGTTCCTATTTCATTTTTTTCACAGGTAATTTTAAAACCGTGTTCTTCTAAAATAGCAACGCAAATATTTAATCCTAATCCTGTACCGGATTCTTTTTGTCCATCTTTTCTTGTATAAGGTTCTCGTAAATAATCAAAATCTTCTTGGGTAATTCCTCTACCGTTGTCTTGTATATAAACATAATTATTATCTGAAGTTATTTTAACGAATTTAGAATCCGAATCATTATATTTTAAACCATTTCTAATTAAATTATCAACCGCAGTGCAGAATAAAGGTTCGTTAACTTCAATTGTTGGTAACTCATCAATAATAACTTGACTAATATATGCGGTTGATGATAAATAATCGGATAGGATTAATTTTAAATCACATTCGGCTTTATTTAATACAACATCTTTTTTCACAAGATTGGTAAATTCATAAACACCTTTATATACTTTTTGTGAATGTTTTAAACCTTCTTTAATCATTCTGATAGGTGCCTCAATTTTTAATGATGCAATATCTTCGGGGTTTAATCTTCTTTCTAAAGAACTTAATCCTCTTGGCATATATGTATTAATACCGGAGTGCATATCGTGTCTTAATATCTTTGCTGCGTGTTCTAAATAGGTATTTTTCTTCTCAATCTCTTTCTTTTGTTCATAAGAATTGGTGATATCTGTGGCAATTTTCATAATACGATAAATTTTACCGTCTAAACCAATGATTGGGTTATAAGTTGCTTGTAAATAAACTAAAGATCCGTCTTTTTTGATTCTAGTAACCTCACCGGTAAATAATGTCCCATCATTTAATTTTTCCCAAAAAATACGATATTCGTCACTTTTTGAATGTTCTTCATCTATAAAAATTCTATGGTGTTTTTTAACCACCTCATCCAACGATGAATATCCCATAGTATCTAAAAATAAATTATTTGCAAAAATGATATTCCCTTCTAAATCAAACTCAATAACTGCGTTTGATTTATTTATTGCATTCATTCTATTACGAATTTCTACTTCTTTTTTCTTAAGTTCTGTCACATCTTGTCTAATTGATGAGAACCCCTCTAATTTACCATCCTTATCAAAAATTGCTCTAATATATGTGTCAACATAATACAATTCACCTGATTTAGATTTATTGGTAACGACATCATTCCAAATCTCACCTTTCATTACGGTTTCATACATCTTACCCCAATATCCATCAGGTTGAGAATCAGAATTAACTATACTATGATCTTTACCCATCACTTCTTTTAATGTCCATCCCGACACCTCTTCAAATTTAGAGTTCACATAAGTTATTTTTCCTTTGTTGTCGGCAACTGAAACAATTGAGGATTCATTCAAGAACTCTTCAGTTTCTTTATTTCTCCTACTTAAATCATTACTTTCTTTGACGGAATATGAGAATGTGTAAAGGGATGATAATAATTGAGCGAAATCAACTTCAGATTTATCCCACTCACGAAGAGTCAAACTTTCAATACATATAACTCCAATAGTTTCTCCTTTATAAATAATGGGAACATCTAACATAGATTTAACGCCAAGAGGTTTTAAATACCCTTCGGTAAAACAAGAAGTTGCGTTATGTGTTTCAGCGTCATTTGCAATAATAATTGGATTAATTAGGAGTGCTAAAAAATATGGTTGGAAATCTTTTTTATGTAAGATGATATCTTGATACCAAGTATCTTCAGATTTAATGTATAATTGCTCACATACGATTGAGGTTTTGTCTTTATTATATAACCATATTGAACATCTGTCAGCATCTATAGATTCGGTAACTTCTTTGGTTAATACTTTGGCACCTTCATTGGTGTTTCCTTCGTAAAATAACGAATTGTGGGATTGTGAAATTAAAGTTTCATTTAATTCTTTAACATACTGACTATGTTTTTTACTTACTTTATTTCTTTTTAGATATTCTAAAACAACAACCGAGAAAAATGGTATAAACGCCAAAAAACAAGCGTAACCAAAATACCCAATTTTGTCAATGTATTGTATAAAATTAAATACAACTAATGATTGTGTTGTAAAAAAAGTAACCATTATGATTACTGAAATAATCAAGGATATTTTGGATAGTTTTGTCATACTAATAAATACAACAAAACTCCAAAAAAAACTATTTACTTTTACTGTATGAATACCATACACAGGTAAAGATACCCAATATAAAAATTGGGGTTGCAATACCGATATAAATCTCTAAACTCATCTCATTAAATTTATAAAACCATTAATACTTCTTCTCTCATCGGTGTTAATTACACCAAAATCTACTTTCCAAACATAAACCCCTTCTTTAACGGGTGAACCATCGTATGTTCCATCCCAAGAGTCATTAGGATTATGACATTCCCATATCATTTCACCCCATCTATTAAAAATATACAAATCAAATTTCTCTTCATCAATACCGTTAAAATAAAATTTCCAAGTTTGATTATGTTCGTTACCGTCAGGTGTAAATGAATTTGGGATAAATGATAACACATCACTCTCAATAATTAAAAGTTTTGAAGTAGTGTCTGAACAACCGAGTTCGTCAACCACGGTTAAGTAAACCGGATATTGTCCTGTTATTCCTTCAGGAAAAGTCATAATTGGATTATCAGACACGCTCGTTGTTGGTGATCCGTCAGGTGCATACCAATACCAACTAACAATATTTGAATATGATTGATCTTGCATCATTACTGATGTATTGAAAAATGTGGTTGGACTTGATGCAATATTAAATTGTGCCGTTGGTATCGGACGAGTTTCAACTATATTATTAAATGTTTGAGTATACACACAACCATAATCTGAAGTAACTGACATTGTAATATCCCATATACCCGCCGAATCATAGGTATGTGTGATGTTGTCCGTTAGTAATGTTGTTGTGTCGGTATTATCCCCAAACATAATATAAGAACTAACCATATTGATTGCCGGTGATGAGGTATTCGTGAATGTAAAATTACCAGGAATACATAATATTGTCTCATTAGGAACTAAAGACGGTATTATTGGTGTTGGGTAATCTAAATAAATATTAGATTCTATTTGACATCCATTCGCATCTTGAATTGATAACAAATAATCTCCTCCCGATAATCCTGTGATAGTATTGGTTGATATCACATTATCAATTAGATAGTTATAAGGTGGAGTTCCCCCATTACCAACCATAACTACTGATCCGTCATTTCCACCACAAGTAACATCAGTTTCAACAATACTATTAAAAATTAATTGAGTTGGTTGGTTTATTGTAATAGAAGAATTTCCAGTACATCCGTTGTTGTCGGTAACTAACACATCATAGGTTCCGGCACATAAATTTATTGCGGTTTGAGTTGTTTGCCCATTTGACCATAGATAGGTATAATTTGGGATACCAGTAGTGGCGGTAACGGTTGCCTCACCGTCACACCCTAAATTACAAAGAGGTTCGGTAAATGATGTTATACTTGTTTGTATACTAGGGTCACCGGGTAACACAAAAACAGTATCAGGTCCTAAACCTCCTACAATTGAATTACAAGTTGTCCACCCTTCATTACAAATTGGATAAACAAACTGACAAGTATACTCCGCACCTCCGACAGGTGGTGTAACGGTAATAGATTGTCCTGTCCCGATTGGAATAGGATTCCCCACTTCATACCAAGTCAATGTTGGGGTAACAACAGGTCCCGATGGAGTCCATCTCCAAGCATCGTTATTGGCAACCCAAGCCGTTGAGTTTCTTCCAGGGACGGTAATTCCTACTGTTCCTGTGTTATTATGAATACCCTCAACTGCGGTTCCTCCTTGCCAAGTCACACAAGATGGTTTATTTTGTATGTAATTTTCAATAATGTTTGTCGTTTCGTAGATTACAATATGGAATGTTCCTTGATTACCGGTACAAGAAAACATAGGAACTCCTATCCAACTAATAGTTAGTTTTCTACAAGGGGCAACTCCGGTTGTTTGGTATTTGATTTGCCCACCAAGTCCTGGATGCCAATCTTGCCAAGGACCCATAATACAATTATTTGGAACTAAAACATTACCTGTTGGTATTGTTTGTGATGTAAATGTTGTTGGTTGTCCTGCCGAAAAAGAAACCCAACCGTTGGATCCAACATAAAATTGGGTATATGTTGACCCAAAGAAACAAAAGTTAAACCCAATATTAAATGGTCCTTGTTGGGAATCATCTGTCATAAACAAATTAGTCCCCGTATTTGTTTGTGCAACATAAGGAATATTTGTTACCCCATAATCAGTGGTTTGATTTGGGTTTACACCACCCGGACCACACTGACTTAAATCGGCAGTTAGAGTAGTGGAATTTACACCGCAAGGTAGTAACTGATCATCTCCAAGATATGGACAATATTGTGCGAATAATATTGATGACATTAGTGACATCA